TCAATGAATCGCGGCACCACCATGACGGCGATGAGAGCGACCAGTGCGACGATGCGACGGATGCGCGTTCTCATGCGTTGTTCAGTCCGGTGTTGAACGGATTCTTCAAGGGCACCCACGCGAAGCCTCCGAAGTTCGTGACGTTGTTGAACTTGCTCTTACAGGTGGCGATGGAGTGGTCGCATCCGGCGAACACCTCAACCGTCTGCCCCAACGGGCTGCTGGGGAATGGTATCAGCACGCGGATGTCGTCGCCAGTGTGATCCGCAATCTGCCTGAACTCGCCGGACGGGAGGGCGACGTACCCGCCGTTTGCCCAGCCGGTGCCCTTGGCGGCGAGGCCCTGGACGGAGATCGTCGTACCAGCGACACCTGTGACTTCATCCTGGTAGCGGAAGAGGGACTGGGCGACCGTGCAGGCCGAATCATACAGGACGTGGTTGCAGACTCCGCTGAACTTGAACCGGGGGATGGTGTTGGCCAGATCAGCCGTGATGGGGACGACATTGATCTCGGCCTCGATGCCGTTGAGCGTGAAGCCCACGGTCATCGCCTTACCCTTGAAGAACTGGATCAGTTCGTTCGCACCGTCATTGCGGTGGACGCGGAGGATCGTCAGTGTGGCAATCTGCCCAGGGACGGAGTTGATAAACTTCCGCACCAGCGCCATCGTTGCAGGCACCGTGATAGTCAGCCCCTCCGCACGAGAGTCCTGGCTGAACAGCAGAGCCTCACGACGAATCTCCAACGGCTGATAGGTCAGCGAGTTGTACGTCACCGGCGTAGGGTTCGTAGTCCACAGGTAGGACTCAGAGCCAAGCCGGAAGTCGAACAACTCAATCGGCTGGCCTGCTTCTACACTGCGTTCTTGGTTCGTGAAAGACATGCTTACTCCAAGACAACCTTCACCGGGAAGCCGATCTTCGCTTCGCCGTTGGAGGAGCGGTGTTCAATGGTGATCTCGTCGTTGTCGATGCGGACCTTCTCGTAGAACTCGATTCGCTCCACGTCAGCCGGAGTGATGTTCTGGCCGATGGTGGCGCTGATGGTCAACTGTTCCACGGTCGGGCTGACTTCCGAGGAGTTGGTGATGTTCCGCTCGAAGGTCGTGCCATTCTTCAGCACGATGCGAATGTTCACCTTCGGCGTCCGCTGCTTGGCGTAGCGGGTATAGCCGATGTTGACGATAGTGAGGGCCGACGCGCCGGACAGATAGGTGGTGGAGAGAGACACGTCCTTCGTGAACGTCGGCAGGTAGAAGGACACCTGACGGCCACGGAAGGCGTGAAGCAACTTCCGAACCGACCATAGGGCAGACCGCGTGCGAGTGATGAACGTCTTCGCAGAGCCGTGTCGGGAGCGATTCCAGGTAGACGCCTGGGACAACTTGCCGGTGTCTCCATCAATGACCGTGATCTGACGGCTAATGTCGCCATCAAGGGTCTGCTCAATGGCGTTGGGATCAGACAGGAGCACCTTGCCGCCGAAGGTAGGCCAGCCGCTCGTGCTGCCCAGGTCAACGTCGTTGTCCAGCACGCGCATGACGATCTCGAACTCGGCGAGGTTCACCGCGTACTTCCGTTCCTTGATCGGGACGCTGGTGATGCAGGTACGAAGCGGCATCACACGGGTGCCCACGGCGTAGTCGTTCAGGATGGGCGTCTTGAAGTTGATCGTCGTCGGGCCGACGCTCTGAATCTCCAAGGCATCGAACTTGTCCTCCGTCTCGAAGACGATGGCGAGGCCATCCGCTCGGTAGTCCGCAAGCGTGGTGTCGTCCACGTTCACGCTGGTCGCACCGGCAGTCACGGCTCCGGTGACATACGAAGGCTCAGTCCACACCGGGATGCCGAAGACGCGGCTAGTCCAGTCGAAGGCCAGCATGTCGATCTTCTGCCGCTCGGGGCCGTCCTCCCGAACCAACTTCATCGTCCACTCCTGTCGCGGAGCCTTGCGCAGGCTTACACGCTGCTCGGTGCCGTCGATGGCTTCCAGCACGTCGGTCAGGAAGATCAGGCGCTCAGTGAGCGGGGCTTCAGGCTCGAACGGGAACATGACGATGCGGGTGCCCTGAATCGGAATCGACAGCAGGTACGGCTCATCCGTGTCGAAGTCCAGCGTCGTGTTGATGGTGGGGGCACCATCAGGCGTGACTTCCAGCGTCAGCAGCAGCGATTCCTGGGGCGGAATCGAGTACGGCAGGCTGGGAAGGTCCGTGATCGAAGTGCCCGCACCGGCGTTGTTGATGAACGCTTCCAGGTCATGGGGTTCGTACAGATAGGCGTTGTACACGTCGATCTGCCGAACCACCGTCGTCAGGATATTGCCGAGGACAATGGAGCGAGGCAGGATATGAATGATGTTGAACCAGATGTCCGCGATGCTCTCGGGCAGTGCGGTAAGGTATGCCTCGGGCGGAGGCCCAGGGGTGGGCGAGCCGTCCACGAGCGCCATTCGCTCTTGTGTGGTGTCAGTCGGTTCCAGCGTATCCGTAGGGACCGCATTCTCCATCCGCACCAGAGGATTATCCAGTGACACGGAATGGGTCAGCGACAGGCGATCCGTGAGGAAGCCCGTGAGGATGTCCGGGGATTGCGAAGGGAACATCGACATGGGTTACGGCACCTTGCGATACACGAGTCCCCCGTTGCGGCTTTCCTCAACGGAACTGCTCGTCGTCTGCTTGCGGAAGATCGGGAACACCTTGTAGGTGTTCGCACCAATCGTAAACTCCTGGCCAGGGCTGAGGTTCGCCATCTGAATCTGGAAGACATCCGGGATAAAGCCCAGGAGCATGATCGAGTCCGGCGCGGGGGCGGTGTCTCGCCACCAGACAGGAATCTTGACCAGGGGCAGGAAGCCAGTCAGCAGGTCAGCACGGAAGAAGCCGTATGCCTCCTGCCACGGGTTGCATCCGAGGAAGCCACCGGGGGCCGCGATGCGGGCGTTACCCGCGCGGTCATTGCCGAGCGTGCTGGTCTGAAGCGTGAACAGCATCCACTTCATGGCACCTGTCTGATTCGGCATTCCCTCGACTCTCATAGCACCTGACACACTGGCGTCCGCCGCCGTGCTGCCGGAAGTGGTGCCAGACCACAGCAGCGTATGCGACGAGTTGTTCACCAGACCGGGATTCGCACCAACCACGAATCCCGTCTGATACTGACCGCCCGTCCAGGTGCCAATCTTGTTGATGGTGCCGAAGGAGAAGTGTCGATACAGGCCAGGGCTGTATTCCAGGACGACATGGATGTACTTGGTCGTGCCGTCCGTGAAGAAGTGGTAGGCGGTGTACGGCCCGTTGCCCACGGTGATGCGGCGTCCCGAGGAGATGGCCGCGTTGTACGGCGCGCTGGCGTCCACAGTACCACAGCCATCATCTCCGGTATGGTTGCCGGGGGCCGTGCCAGTGCTGGTGAACGCAGTGGACTGGAAGCACGCGATGGCTGCGTTGTTGTCCCATCGCCACTGTACGAACACGCTGCCGTTGTTCATCGCCAGCCAGTCGTTGGTCGTGGACATGATGTCCACCGTCCAGCCCTGGGCGGCGGCGAAGACCGAGAGTGCGTTCATCAGGTCTTCTTGCGAAGTTGCCGTGCCGGTTTGATACGCCATTGATTAGTCCTCTCGCAGTGCCCACAGTGCCCAGTTGTCGGCGCGGACGCCCTCCTGGAAAGTCGTGAACCGCTGCGTGCCGTCGCTGAATCGAGACTCTGCTGTGATGACGCCCGCCGTGTCAAACCAGTACGCCCCGTCAATCTCCCCGTACACGCCGATAGGGGTGTTTCCGCTGGACGCGATGATCGTGGCGGGGATACGAATGACATAATCCCCGCCGCTCTGGGTGGTGCGAAGCAACCGATTCGACTGAGTGCCGGGGCTGCCTGAGTTGGGGCAGAACGATTGGAAGAAGATGGTGGTGCTACTGTACCAATCATCGCCGGTCTGAAGTGTCACACCGTTGAGACGACCAGTCGGAACAACTGCCAGTCCGGTCGTGGAAGCCGTGCGAGGCGACCCGTCCGTGCCGTTGAAGCAGGACTGCCACACACCACTCGGGTCGCGCAGCAAGCCAGGGCCAACGTCGGAAGTCGAATCGCGGATCGGGTCCACAACGCCAGACGTTGAGATGACGCCGGTGCCAGGGACGCGGAAGCGTTCGGTGGTCGTGCCCGCGATGTAGATGGGGTAGGGCCATTCCCCGCCAGTCGCATACGGGTTCAGGAAGCCCATATGGAACGACGAGTAGCAGGTGCCGGTCTTACCCACGCCGAGGATGCGCCGGGGGGTGACACTGACCCACCA